CTATTATTGTTACCTGTAACTTTTCCGACTTGGTGGTAGTGGTTAGTTGCTGCGTAGCAGTGGAGTTCCCTTTCCTTTGGTAGGAAAGTCTTGCCACCTACGGTTAGGAGTCCCCCACCCTCAGAATTTTGCAAAACAATATTGAAACGGATTCCGTGCCGCCCTGTAGGGTGCAGTATCTGGTCTTTATGTGTGGTTGTTTCCCCTCCGGGGTAGTGTACAACGCAAATCATGCCCGGGCCGCCTCCAACATTCTCTATGACGGACTTTGGTGTAAAGGAAAAGCTATCCTTTATGCGTGATTGTATGTCGAATGCTAGCTTAGGATAGGGAACTTCGTTGGTAACGCGCCGTGTTGTTCTCCTTAGATAGGTATCCCTACCACTATTTGTGCTGCCCCATCCGAAAATTTCGGAATTTTCCTCGTTATCTTTCATCCACTGAAGCAGGGTACCCCTTTCTTCTTCTGATATGAAGTCTGGTATGCGTTCAATTCTCATAAAATCACCTAAAAGGGCCTAAGATTCCTAGACAGGGCGTCTTCATATAATTTGAAATCATCAGAGTAGCGGTCCAGCACCTGCTCAAACCTACTGTTCTCCGTTACATAAGCCGTACCCATGAACGGCTCCGTCTCATTATTGAGTGGCTCTCTAGCCAATTTGCGCTCACCAATGAAGTCGCAAAGCTCGTCTAAATGTTCTAGGGCGAATACATGCACACCCTTGCCTTCTGCCCCATCAAGCCACCATGACTGCGCCGTCAGACCAAATGCAGTGTTCTTTCTTACGGTCACCTTGTTATTAACCATTGTTGCCCTTATCCATCTAAGCTCCCAGTCCGCCCTTGTCTTTAGGGATTCGTCAGCAACCGGAACTGGAACAAATGGAGACACGGTGTTCTTGGATAGTATTTGGTCGAACACCCTATCCACATAAACCTCTGGTTCTATTTGTTCGTGAAGCCTGACAAAGGCGTATCTGATTGCACTAATCAGCCTCTCTCTAGGCTCTCGCACCACCGTAAAAAAGGTTACTGGGTTGGGGTGGTCCCTTGTAATCATAGCGGCGTCAAGATAACAGGGGTGACTGAAGGTCTGCATCTCTCTTTCAACCTTGCCGTACCGCCTGCCCAGAATCTCTTTAACAGTCTGCGTGCCTGTCTTTGGTATTGGAATGAAGAACGTATCCCATTTGGGTATCCAAACCATTACTTGATACTCCTGTAGAGGTCCCAGTCCTTATTGTACCTCTCCATCATTCTATCAAATAACTTATGCCCCCGCACCATTTCTTTTGTTACAGGTTCTTGATTAAAGCCAGTCCTGCTGGCGAATTCAGCGTTATCGTTTTTGTGTGGCAGTTGATTTACCTGAACCCCATTATCATTAAGCCAATTAGCTAAATTAGCTAAATTGTCCATTTTGAAAAGAGTGACATCCACTGTAGAACCCTCAAGCCAAAATGCCTGACCGGAATAAACGAAGCTAGCCATTCTGCTGAACCTTGTTTCCTTCCATCTCTGACGCCAATCATCTTGGTTAACGCTCGGGTATGTATTGGGAAGTGTTGGCAGGGCGGCCATTTCATACCGTAGGGAGGATATCGGATATACGGATTCAATCTTGGTCAACTCAGTTATGACCGTATCAACATACTCTGCCGGGTCCCCTATGGTTTTTAATTTTTGACAGTGATGGAGCCAAGCATAACGTATGGCGCTAACCATCCTATCATCGGGCTTCCTCACTATCGAGAAAAACTTAGGGGCTTCACCAGTGTGATTTTCTAAAAATTTTTTTGCGTCTAAATAAGTTGGGTGTCCGCCCCGGTCTTGCCTATCTTCGTACCGCTTGAAAACTTCCCTGACGCTTTGTGTGCCAGTCTTGGGTATTGGTATGAACCACAACCCCTTGCCCCTAAGCCACATGACCCCTCCGCCCTTAGTTATATAACTATATTTTATTTAGATAATTATAAATAGTTAGACTAGTCTAACTAGTTATATATAACTATACTTGAGTGGATGCAAGATTTTTTTGCATCAGGGGGGTGGGTTTGAGCATTGTCCTCCCTCGGCTCCTCACCCCCCACCTTAACGAGGACGAAGGGGACGTTATGTCTGATGATGAGAACATTGTAAGGTTTCCGGGAGCAAAGCGCCCAGATTCCTCTGCGTCCGATAAGGAATTCGATGGTGTCGTGCCGCCGAAAGAGATGCTTTCCGCAATATCCTCAGAGGTAAATATGAGCGAGGCCATTGTCATTGGGTGGACAGATGATGATGACCTATTCATTGCGACTTCACATCCAACGACCTCTGAGGTAATATGGCTTTTAGAACTGGCAAAAGCCATGTTTGTTAACAAGTCTATTTACGGGTGAAGACATGAACAGATGTTTCCGTTGCAGCGAGACCCCCTGCAATCCGGATACCTGCAAGTGCGAATGCCACAGAGAGGACAATGATGGAAAACAATCTAGCTGAGTATCTCGTAACGCTGCAAATCGGCTTTATGGGTTTTATGATTGGTTGGGCTACGCCACGAGGGAAGTACCTGAAGGCGGTGCAGCTTCGCGCACTCCGTTGGCTGATTCACTTCTTTAAGTAATGGACCTGTCAGCAATCCAAGATAAACTTGCTTCCATGCCCCAGCATGAGAAGGAGCGTATGCTTGAGTTGTTGGGGGAACTAGAAGAAGCAAAAAGCAAGGAGAAAGCCCGCACCGGATTCCTAGACTTTGTTCGCATGATGTGGCCCAGCTTTATCGCAGGTGAGCATCATCAGGTTATGGCGAATGCGTTTGAGCGTGTGGCTAGAGGTGAACTAAAGCGCCTAATCATCAATATGCCCCCGCGACACACGAAGTCAGAGTTCGCATCATACCTGTTTCCTGCTTGGTATCTGGGCCAGTATCCTGAAAAGAAAATAATTCAAACAGCACACACGGCAGAACTTGCTGTCGGATTTGGCCGTAAGGTGCGTAACCTGATTGGTCAGGAAGATTTCCAAACAGTCTTCCCGGGTATATCGCTGTCGTCAGACTCAAAGGCTGCTGGCCGCTGGAATACAAACAAGCGAGGTGACTACTTCGCTATTGGTGTTGGCGGTGCCGTAACCGGTAAGGGTGCTGATGTTCTTGTGATTGATGACCCGCACTCAGAACAAGAAGCGCAGATGGGTGCGTATAATCCCGAGGTGTATGACAGGGTTTATGAGTGGTACACCTCTGGTCCACGGCAGCGCTTGCAGCCGGGAGGCGCGATTATTATCGTGATGACCAGATGGTCCACACGAGACCTGACTGGACAGATAATCAAAAACTCAACACAGCGTGAGGGTTCAGGTGAGTGGGAGGTGATTGAACTCCCCGCCATCCTTCCTTCAGGTAACGCTCTTTGGCCTGAGTTCTGGGAGCTTGAAGAGCTTGAGGCTTTGAAGGCGGAACTACCCGTATCAAAGTGGTCGGCCCAGTACCAACAAGACCCAACCTCTGAGGAGGGTGCGCTCATCAAGCGTGAGTGGTGGAGAGAGTGGGAGCATGAAGCACCGCCCCAATGCGAAGCTATCATCCAATCGTGGGATACAGCATTCTTAAAAACGCAACGCTCTGACTATTCAGCCTGCACAACATGGGGGATATTCCATCACCCAGATGATGAGGGTGTCACCCGCCCCAACCTAATTCTTCTTGACGCCTACAAGGAGAAGCTGGAGTTCCCCGACCTGAAAAGGGCGGCGTATGACAAGTACTGGGAATGGGAACCCGACCAAATGGTGGTCGAGAAAAAAGCGTCAGGTGCGCCGTTGATTTTCGAACTTAGGGCTATGGGTATTCCCGTTACGGAGTTTACACCGTCACGCGGACAGGATAAGATAGCACGTGTAAATGCGGTTACTGATTTGTTCGCCAGTGGGGTCATTTGGACACCGAACAAAAGATGGGCTGACGAGCTTATCGAAGAGTGCGCTGCATTTCCGTCCGGAGACCATGATGACTTGGTGGACTCCACAACGCAGGCGCTCTTGCGGTTTAGGCAGGGGGGTTGGATTAGAACCGAGATGGATGACTGGGATGACGAGCCTAGTTACCGCAGACCAGTAGAGTATTATTGATGGCAGTAGAAAAAAACATGGAGCCTTCAGAGGTCGAGATGCAGGAGGGCGGTGCAGTCGAGGTTGAAGTTCTAAACCCTGATGCTGTTGCAATCTCCCAAGACGATGAGGGGATGATTATTGATTTTTCTGGCGAGGTGACGCAGGGCATAATGGGTCCCGACCACAACGCCAACCTTGCTGAGTTCATGGACGAGTCTGACCTAGACTCTCTGGCCTCAGACCTTGTAGATGACTTTGAGGCCGACAGGCAGTCTCGCTCAGATTGGGCGCGTTCCTATGTGAAGGGGCTAGACCTTCTGGGTATGAAGATTGAAGAGCGCCAACAACCGTGGGCTGGCGCATCTGGTGTGTTCCACCCTGTTCTGACTGAGTCAGTCATCCGCTTCCAAGCGCAGGCTATGGGTGAGATATTCCCGCCGTCTGGTCCGGTGCGGACAAAAATCGTTGGCAAGATGACGCCTGAGAAGTTCGAGCAGGCGCAGCGCGTTGAGGATGAGATGAACTATCTCCTGACTGAGGAGATGACTGAGTACCGCGATGAGACAGAGCAGCTTTTGTTCAAGCTTCCGCTGGCTGGCTCCGCTTTCAAGAAGATTTACTACGACCCGATTATGGAGCGCCCATGCTCTATGTTTGTACCGGCTGAGGACTTTGTCGTGTCGTATGGTGCGGCAGACCTCCTGACATGCCCGCGTTACACACACATCATGAAAAAGACGGAGAACGAACTGTACGAGTTGCAGGTTAATGGGTTCTACCGTGACATTGACCTGCCAGCACCTGAGCCTGACTACTCTGACATTCAAGAGAAGTACGACGAGCTAGAGGGAGAGCAGGCAGTTATTGAAGATGATGACCGCCACACAATCCTAGAGATGCATGTTGATTTGGTTCTACCTGAACCATTCGATGACCCTGACGGTCTGGCCTGTCCGTATATCATCACCGTCGAAAAGTCATCGAGAACTATTTTGGCTATTCGTAAGAACTGGTATGAGGACGACCAGAAGAAGATGAAGCGTTTGCACTTCTCCCACTACCGATACCTCCCCGGTTTGGGTTTTTATGGCACTGGTCTTATCCACATTATTGGCGGTCTGGCGAAGAGTGCAACATCCATCCTGCGTCAGCTTATTGACGCTGGCACCCTGTCAAACCTACCCGCTGGCCTCAAAGCACGAGGCCTACGCATCAAGGGCGATGACACACCGCTAATGCCCGGTGAGTTCCGCGATGTAGATGTTCCGGGTGGTGCCATCCGAGATTCAATCACGTTTATTCCGTACAAAGAACCATCGAGTGTTCTTTACAATCTGCTTGGCAACATCGTGGATGAGGCCCGCCGTATCGGTTCCGTTGCTGATATTGATGTTGGTGACATGAACGCGCAGGCCCCAGTCGGCACGACACTTGCCCTGATGGAGCGCAGCATGAAGGTTATGTCTGGTGTGCAGGCAAGACTTCACGCATCTCTCAAAAACGAGCTTCGCCTATTGGCGAAGGTTATCCGTGACTATATGCCGGATGAATATACTTATGAGATGGACGGGGACTTCTCTCGCATTCAGGACTTTGATGGCCGTGTAGATGTGATTCCAGTCTCTGACCCGAATGCCGCTACAATGTCTCAAAGGGTTATGCAGTATCAGGCGGCGCTGCAAATGGCTCAACAGGCACCGCAACTGTATGACATGGGTAAACTTCACAGACAGATGCTAGAGGTGCTTGGTGTTAAAGACGCAGACGATATCGTTAAACTTCCAGATGATATTAAACCTTCCGACCCCGTTTCGGAAAACATGGCTATCCTTAAACAGGAGCCTGTCAAAGCTTTTGAACACCAAGACCACGAAGCGCACATCCAAGTCCACATGGCAGCGGCGCAAGACCCCAAGATACAGCAGCTTGTGGGGCAGTCTCCTTTTGCTGGAGCAATCCAATCTTCATTGGCTGCACACATCACAGAGCATTTGGCTTTGCAGTATCGCAAGGAAATCGAGAAGAACCTCGGGGTCGCACTACCGCCAGCAGGCGAACCGCTTCCGGAAGACATTGAGAACGAGATTGCACGGATGTCAGCGGCAGCAGCAGAGAAACTGCTCTCTCAGAGCCAAGCTGAGGTC